ATTGCTTCATCAGTAGATATACCAATCCATTGTTCAACTTTCATGTCTTTTTTGACACGGTGCCTTGGTTTGATACCCAACAACTCTCTAATCTTTTTTTGAATAGGAATAACTTTGTAATCATGAGTGCATTGGCGATATAACATACCAACCTTTCCACCAGGACGAGCAGCAAATAGTGGAGGATTTGGTACACGTCCGGCGAAAGATTTATGTTCCTCATTTGACCCTTTAATTGGGTTCGCTGCACGGATAAGATCCTCACGAAGGTTACCTCGCTCTACAGTAATGAGTGGACAAATAGTTATTGCTTTTTTTAAATATTCTACATGATCATATACAAAAGATGGCTCCCATCCTGTATCAGCAAATATCATATAATCTGGTTTGTGTTTAGTTAATCCTTCTTGCGCCATGAGTGCAAGACAGGAAGACTGAACCCCTGCCCCGAGTGATAATATGCGCATTGTAGGTTCTCTTTTGTTGCCTTCTTCGTCAAAGTATTCTGGTTCTTTTGTTGCCGCAACTGCTGCCATATTGTTGAGCTTCTTACGATCAATTTTCGTAGACATTTGCTCAAGTACTTTTCTTCTTTCATATTCCATTTGCTCCGGATTTATAGCAAAATTATTTTTTTTATTATTAGCTCTTGCCTTGCCTTGGGCTCTGTACCCGGGTTTTTCTCCACTTTTAGTTGTCATTTAGTTCTCTCAATGTTTTGATGATTTTTTGCGTATAATATATGTCTTCTGCATATATTGCAAGTGTCTTTACTAGTTTATTAAGATCAATTTTATCGCTTATATACTGGGATAATCTCTCCTCACGAAACAAATAATAATGATGGTTATTGTTTAGTAACTCGATATAGTAAGATATGGATTCGCACTTCGTCTCAAAGATCCTAAGCCCCCAGCTCACATTAGGTTTATTAAGTGGCTTTAGTTGATCATCTGATGGGTCAAACGTGCGGATCCCAAGGAGGTTATTACCCTCTACAGCAAATCTAGATGTACCCCACGTAGATTCATGTATAGCTTGTGCTATTACTAAATTTATAGGCACTCTTTCTTGTTCTGGATACATAGAATTATGGTGCACTACACATGCACGAACATCTTCTACAAATTCTTCATTGTTTGTATAATCCATTTCTGGATTAAAAGATAAACAAACTATTAATGTTGCGCATAACCAACTCATTTATCACCCCAACTTTCTCCAAGATCTACATCTACTTTAGAAGGTACTTCTAAATCAACACATGTTTCCATAATATGTTGAATTTCTTTAGCTTGTTTTTCATCCTTTACAGAACAATCTAACTCATCGTGAACCTGTATATGAGGGACAATACCTGTTTGTTCATACACATCTACCATAGCTTTCTTTGTCTGATCTGCGGCAGATCCTTGAATCAATCTATTTAAAGCTTTATATGTTCCAGCTCTTTTAATAGCATCGCCATACTCCACTTTAGCTTGATTTAAAGGTAACGCTTTATGCACACCCCATTGTGTAGGTTCCCACAAATCAAATCTACATTTACGTCCTAGTAATGTACGAATAATACCTTTAGTATTAGCACGATTCATTACAGCTTCTAACATTCCTTGCATAAATGGTACACGTTCACGGAAATCTGCTAACATTTTCTTTGCTTCTGGTGGCTCTATATCTAACTCACGGGCTAATTTATTATACCCCATGCCATACATAACACCTAGCCCAATAGTCTTAGCTAATCTTCTCTCAACTCCTGCCATGTCTGCGGTTTGTTGATGAAAATCTAGATCTGATTTTTGATATGCTTCTTTTACTTCTTTGGCCCCCAACTGATTTACAAGACAAGCCCAATGAGTTAATAACCTGGGTTCTTGTTGCGAGTAGTCTGCTTTAAGCCAATACTGTCCCATTTCCGGGATAAATAATTTCCTAATCTCTTTAGCAAACTGTCCTCTACTTGGAACTTGTTGTAAGTTTGGATGATTATAAGAAAATCTACCACTTACAGTTCCCCCACTATCAGAACGTATTTGATTTATATGCGCATGTATTCTGCCGTCATGTGTATGATTTAATAATCCATTTAAAAATGTACCACGTAATTTATTTAACTCACGTGCTTGCATAATTAAACGAGGTAACTCATGCGGATGATCTGTCAAAAACATTTTAGTAAATGAAGGCGCATTAGTCTTATCTGTTCTTTCATACGGTAAATTTAATGCATCAAAAGCTTTAGCAATAGATGCCGCAGCCCATATCTCAATGTTAAGATTAGTAAGATCCTTAATGCGTTTCATTAACTTCTTTTCTTTATTTCTAAATTTATCATTAAGTTCAACGCACTTGTGTGTGTCAAATCTAACACCATTACGAGTCATTTGAAAAATAACATTAATTAATTTACACTCTACGTAGTAAACTGTCTCTAGGTTATCTTTTACAATTTCCCACGATAACTTTTCATATAATTTATATGTAAGATCTGCATCTGCTTCTGCATACTCACCAACAAATGTAGCTGGTAACTTATACATTTCAGATTTTGGATCTACGCCAAATGCATCAGCAGCTTCTTTAAGCTTTTGCTCATTTTTAAATTCACCTAGATATTCATGAACAATACTATTTAAAGTATATGAATATCTATTCTCATCTATAAGAGCTGCAGCCACCATTGTGTCGTGAATACGTCCTTTAACTTCAATGCCAAGAGTCCACAACCACCCAATATCATACTGCGCATTATGAAACACTTTCTCAATTGAACCGTCTTCACATATAGATCTAATATATTTTATAACTTTCTTTTCATCCATATTACCACCACCATCATGAGCAATAGGATAGTAAGCTTTAAATGATGCTGTTGCTATCGCAATACCAATTACCTTTCCTCTACGTGTAGGCCAACCAGGACCATTTTTAATTAATTCGGGATCGCATGTTTCCAAGTCAATGGCTATGCGACCCTTTATATCTGGATATTCTGTAGGTTCTACCCACTGTGATGTTACTGATTTAAATAAGTCCTGCGTCACCAATTTCTCCTGCGATTGCTGAATAACCTGCCATATCAACAAAATTATCCAAGTTAAATTTCTTTCCCTGATTGGAACGTGAAACTTTTAGTAGTATCATCATAATTGCTACGTCCTGTGCAGTGATACTTGCCATAGGTTGTAATTTATTATCTAAAAATATATTCCAAAACTCTGCAATTTCTGCGTGGTTCTTGAATGCATCTCCATGTGAATCATTTCTATCATTAGAAATAAGTTCTTTAGCTTTAACTAATACTTCTTCTTTGGTCATATTATAAACCCTCCATCTCTTTGTGGTTGTACTACATGTAGCTCGTTACGAGCACGTGTGGCTGCTACATAAAACACACGGCATTCATCATCTGAATCCTTTTCCATTGCTTCTTGTGACTTTCTTGATAAGTCTGTAAGCAACATTACATTATCTGCTTCTCCTCCTTTAGCACCATGAATTGTGCTTAAATGAATCTTGGGATCACTCTTTGTAAAATCTCTATTCCTTGTTTCAATAGATCTTAAAAACTCTTTATCACGCGTACCAACTTTATCAAATGCTACGTCCCAAGGTCTCCCCGCCACAAGTAAACCATGATGCATGACTAAATCTTCCAACTCATAGTTTTCTAGATTTGCTGTTCTCAAACTTTTGTGACCACGTTCTATTCCTATTTCTGATGACATATAAGAATATATATCTTTTACTTCTGTTAATTCTATTCGTTCACCACCATTTAATTTTTTCCATGCAGCTGTAGCGTTTAATAGCTTTTGTGATATAGGTAAACGATTATTTCTTTTATAAAATAAACCCTGTAATCTTATATCTCTCTCTATTTCATCAAGTAAATAATTAGTTCTTGCCATTATAAGCCAATTTTCATTCCCCACGTTTACACTATCAGGATAAGCATGATATTGTACTAAACCTCTAGTTTTTGTACCATACCACCTTTTAGGTATACGATTTCTTACACGTCCAATTATTCTTTGTGAGCAATTTTGTATAACTTTTGAACATCTGTATGATTGTTGTAACACTTCTCTCTCACCTCTTAATCTTATTAAATGATCTACATCTGCACCAGCCCAACGATATATTGCCTGATCATCATCACCACTTATGTACACTTGTTTAGCATTTTGGCAAATTTTATGTACCATACGCCATTGTAAAGCACATAAATCTTGTGCCTCATCTATAAAAACTACATCTAACTTTGGAATCATTCCAGATTCAATGTACATTTCTATCATATCTGTAAAATCTAATATTTCTTTTTTCTTTTTAAATTCTTCCAAAGAACGTTCTGCTCTTAAAAGTGCGTGCCAAGATACATCTAAATTAGAATTATTATAATGTTTTTCTAAAACCATACATTTCATACGTGCTAAATTAACTTCCGATAAAAGTTGATTATCAACTGTAAATACCCCACCTGCATCTACTCCATCAGATACAGATCCTAGATCCATGCCAAATGTTTGCCCAAACTCTTTGTAATTATCACGTGACATAACTTCTGACTTTGTTAATCCTAATTGCTGAAATGCAAATGAATGTAAAGTTCTAAAATATGGAAGATGTTGTTCCTCCAAATTAAATTGTTTCATTGCCCGGTCCCTCGCTTCACTAGCCGCTTTCTTTGTAAAAGCTACAAATGCAATACGGTCTGGTGGTGTACCCTTAGCTAACTCTTGTTCTACTAAATTTAATAAGTTGTGTGTCTTTCCTGTACCAGGAGGACCAAGTATAATTTTAGTTTTCATTTCTAATCCTTTTCTCCTCTATTCTATGACAGTTAGAACAAAGAACTATGCATTTTTTCATTTCTTCCTTCATTTTTTCATATTGTTTCCAACTAGTTTTCCAATGAGAAGAAACATTTATAATTTTATCCTCTCTATTTTCGTGATGAAAATCTAAAGCTACTGGCTCATCTTTATAACCACAATGAGCGCATCCTCTTTCTAATTTATATTTGTTTACTAAACTAGCTATTTGATCATATTTTTTCTTTTTCTTTATACGATTTCTTTCTTTGTATTTTTCATATGCTTCCGGGCTTCTCCAATCTCCGCCTTCTCTACCATATCTTTTACCAACATAGATGTAACCATCTTCTCTTACGTCACCAAATTTAAAATGGGGCACCATCAACCTCCTTTATATCAAACGCTGAGTCTTGTTGTTGGTATGCAGGCACACCCCACACTCTAACTGTTCTACCTTTAAGATTGTACTTCTCACTCTTACCATCTAATCTACGTAAAGCTTGTACAAGTTGACCTGTATTATAATGAGTAAATTTATTACGAGTAAGATAATCTAAAAGATCCTTTAATCTAAACCATGTAATACCATTTTCTGTCCAAGGTTTACGTAGTAATAATTCATCTCTATTCTGAGCCTGGGCACGGTCAGTACAAAACTCCTGGAGGAAAGCTTCAAATTGACCTGCCACAGACCCATCGTCAGAAACAGGAATTTTAATAAGATTAATAAATAATCTTTCTATATTTTCCTGCCATACTGATTGTTTTACAAGAGGAGGCATAGTATTCAAAGAATTCATACATTTCTTTTGAAACTTTGTTTGTATTTGCAACTCATCTGTTTGTAATTCCATACGTGCATCACCTACATTAAGAATCCACACAGGTGGATCTGTTTCTAGTTTAGTTAATGCACTAAATTCTAATGATGTTCCATTACCCCCAATTCCATGTTTACGCGTTTTACACACTTGTGTATTACAATAAGAATTAATAGGTGGTTCCTTACATCTATAATTATAATCTTTTTTCTCTAATTGTTTTTGTACAATAACTACTTCAGAAGCAGCTAATGGTGGATTCATGTATTGTTGATTATGTTTTTCTAATAATGCTTTCCAGTTATCAGCATCTAATTTACGTAAAAAAACTCCTATATTAAATAATCCATTGTTGCGTGTGCCTTCTGGAAATCCTTGTGTACATAATTGTTGAAGACAAGGAGGACCATCAGGTATGACTTCATCAGATACCTTGATTGCAACTTTGTCTATATTATCTAATGCATATCTATTGTATAGTTCTATGAACTCCAGCAATGACGCTGCTGTTCCATCATCTTTGTAGGCATATCTAGTTGAATTTTTGGCATTATAATATGGAAGATTTAAAAAATTTCCTAAGTCTCCTTTTTCTATTAATATGGTTGATTGTTTCGGAAATACTTCTACGTCCGCGTATCCTAACGCTGATGCAGCCTCTCGTAACTTCGCTCTTATTAATTTTGCGGCGATTGGTTTTTTAAGAAATAAAAAAATATGTAATCCACCACTCTTGGAGCGGCAAGGCACTAAGGGTAATTGTAAAGTGCGAATACTATTTATTATTTTTCTGTAATCAATAGGATAAGTATCAATATCAATACAGCCCCAACGGGATGTATTATCAGCCATAATAGGAATAATACCCAAGGAAGGCCCTTCACCATCAAGGTGCGCCTGCCATAAGTCATCTGTAACAAGTTTTTTAACAATATAAGATTTACCTTCCTGCTTACCGTCAGCACGCTTCCCTTCGGATTGATGCTGACCATAAGCCACGTCTAAACCTTCAAATATAGATTTGAATTCTTCCACTAAACCTCCAGTTGTGTAGAAGACGTTCCCTAAAAGGGTACGTCTTCGCTTTCTGTTTTGTTAGATTGAGGCGCTACTTTTGCAGGTTCTCCTTCTACGACAGGTTTAGCTTCGACATCTCCTCTTGATGCTGCGGTTGAAAATAATTTAGCTTCGTTATAAATTGAAGCATCTTCTACTTGACCGGTTTTCTCAACTTGATATCCAAACCAGCTACCACGATCATTAGACTCACTAACTGTTGATAGTTTGTAAATGATTGCATAAGTTGGTGGAGTAAAACTTCCCGATGGACCCTCAACTTTTTGAGTTAACATCAGACTATTCCAACGTCTACTCTTTTTTAATTGAGTGGATGTCATGCTAATTACAGCTTGGGACCAATTCCCATCTTTATTTTGAACCATTACATAATGGTATGCTGTTGTAGCAATATAATTGCCGTTAGAAAGAACATCTTTATATGTTACTTTGTCACGAGTAGTTTTGCCTAAAATACCACTATCGGCATCATGCATTTCTACTAATCCACCACCAGTTTCACGTGGTTTCCATTCCACATATTTTAGTTGGTAAAGCACCGGTATCACATTGAGTGAAGTGCTTACTTCTTGTGAAACAGTATTATAAAACTGTCCCACTTTTGCTCCTTCAACATATTCCGCTTTAGATGGATTAAGTTGAGGGCTAGTTGTTTGTAGTATATTGATGTAAGGAATCATAACATCTCTTGACATGTCAAGATTGCCAAATCCACTTGCATCTTTTGAATCACTAGCAAGAATTGCTAGATCTAATTTTGCTGCTTTCGCAACTGCTTTAGTCTGTGCCATAGGGCCGTTCTCCTTTACTCTTTTATCGTTGTTTTTTGTCCTACGAAAGCACCTAACAAATCCATAGGTAATGCTTTACCTGCTTCATGTTGCTCTCGTATGAAAGCGCGAAGGGTGGAAGGTTCGACCCATTCACGTTGTGAAGATTGATATCCCTTTTCATTCAAAGTATCAATCAATCCTCTAGCTTTCTCATCTTCATCCCTCCCAAAGCTACAAGAAACTTGGTTCTTTATTAAATCACCAAATCCATTGTTTCTTAGCCAATCAAATGCTGCTTCTTTTTTAGCTTCTTTAATAGATGCACCATAATAATTGGAAACCTTTAAGTGTCTGCCGTCTGCTAGTTTTAATTCTGATAATCCTACCTCTGCAAAAAGATTAGGTAATACATTTTCTGCTAAATGTTTTTTATAATCTTTTTTCTTTTTAATCTGATCTTCTAAATCAGAAATTTCTTTATCGGTGTCTGCTACATCATTTGCAACTGCACCAATCTTACCCATGTTGTCCTGGGCCGTGCTCCCCGCATCTTGTTTCATCTGATTAATTAAATTATTCATTTTTACCTTTCAAGTCTATTTCTATGTCGTAGTATCGTGATTCATTCCGATCCCACCGAAGTACTTTAAATTTGCCTAGATTCATTTCACTGGCAATTGCACCCGCTATGGCAATTATAGCAGGATCACCAATTAATAACAAGTAGTCATCATCACAAAATGTGGATAACTCTTTTTTTAGTTTATGCGCCACTGGTCCAGATGATAAAATAATATTTTTATTATGTGGTAAAATAACTTTTAAATCTCCGTACTCTTCAGCAGATCTAAAATTTACACCCATATCTTGTAAAATGTATACGGTCATATTTTCTTCTTTCTTGACAATCCTTCTATATTAATATATACGTCGTGTCAAGAATTAAGAAAGGTACATATGAATATTTTTTTCCTGCATAAGGATCCATCTCGTGCTGCTAAAGCTCAATGTGATAAACACGTTGTAAAAATGATATTAGAAACGGCTCAAATGTTATCTACAGGAGCCCATAAATTTAAATATGTTAATACACCTGGTATATATAAACCAGCTTATGAAAATCACCCTATGACGCAATGGGTTAGTCACACAAAAGATAATTATATGTGGGCATGTGAGCATGGCTTAGCATTATCTAAAGAATATACAGCCCGTTATAATAAATTTCATAAATCAGAAAAATTAATACAAACATTACATGCTTTATGTGGATCATGGTTTACATTTCAAGGTGGTGATGCTGATATTACAAATATAACAGAGCCCCCACAATGTATGCCGGATGAATTTAAATGTGCTAATTATGTGCGCGCGTACAGAGATTATTACATACACAAAATTGGAGAATGGAAACATCCACCTAAATGGTTTCAAAGTTTAGATGCAGATCCATATTATGCCAATGTATAAATTTAAAACAGAACCCTATGAGCATCAAAAAGATGCGTTAAAAAAATGCTGGAACAAAGAAGCATTTGCTATATTTGCAGAAATGGGCACAGGTAAATCTAAAATAGCGTTAGATAATGCTTGTATATTGTATAACAAAGGTAAAATAGATAGAGTGCTCATAGTTGCACCAAAAGGAACATATATGAATTGGATTGATCAAGAAATTCCTACACATGTACCTGATTATGTAGAAAAGCATGTTGTTGCTTGGAAACAATCTACAAGTGCTACTTATAAACAACAATTAAAAGATATTAAAAGTGCAGATGATTTTAGATTTAAAATAATGGTAATAAATGTTGAAGCATTATCTACAAAGAAAGGTGTTGAATTTGCTCATTTATTTTTAATTGGCAGATCTATGATGATAGTGGATGAAAGTACAGCTATTAAAAATCCACAAGCTAAAAGAACTAAAAATATTTTATCATTAGCCAAAGAATCCAAATACCGACGAATATTGACAGGATCTCCAGTGACCCAGTCGCCAATGGACCTATGGGCTCAAATGGACTTCCTGGATCCTGAAATACTTGGTCAACAAAGTTATTATGCATTTAGAACTCGCTATGCAGTTGTTATAACAGCAAATGCCGCTGGTGGCACGCATAAATATCAAAAAATAGTTAAGTTTAAAAACTTGGCACAATTAGGACAATTAGTATCACCTCACTCATACCGTATATTGAAGAAAGACTGCTTGGACCTACCAGATAAAGTATATACAAGACGTGAAGTAGAATTAACTGATGAACAGCAGCAAGCATATAGTGAAATGAAAACTAATGCTATGACTATACTAAAAGGTGAATCACTTACAGCTGTCAATGTTTTAACACAATTAATAAGGTTACATCAAATAACATGTGGTCATATGAAAACAGATAGTGGTGAAACATTGGATCTTAAAAATAATAGACTTGATGAATTAATGCAAATATTAGGTGAAACTACTGGAAAAGTAATTATCTGGGCTAATTATATTCATGACATTGAACGTATTAAAAATGCTATTGTTAAAGAATATGGAGAAGATGCTTGTTGTACTTACTATGGTGCTACACCTACGGATGAAAGACAAGTATGTATACGTAAATTTCAAGATTCAAAATCAAAGGTAAGGTTTTTTATTGGTAATACACAAACAGGTGGGTATGGAATAACACTTACTGAAGCAAGTACTGTCATATATTATTCGAATAATTACGATTTAGAAAAAAGAATACAGTCAGAAGATAGAGCCCATCGTATTGGACAAAAAAATTCAGTATTGTATATTGATTTGGTCGCCAAAGGGACTGTAGATGAAAAAATCATCAAGTCCCTTCGGAATAAAGTCAACATCGCTAAAGAAATTAGCGGTGAAGAATTTTCTAATTGGATTTAATTTTTATTGTTTTAGGTTTTTCAGACTCTGGAACTTCTCTGTGATAATTCACAGTTAGTATTCCATCTTTAAGATCTGCGTCATCAACTGTCACATGTTCGTGTAATTGAAAACGTTTGGCAAAATTTCTTTCAGAAATACCTTTATGCCATATGTCATCTTGGGCTTTCTTTTCCTTTTTACCAGTTATTGTAAGTAGATTATCTTTAACCTCAACGTTTAAATCATCTTTGGTGAACCCTGCCAACGCCATTTCAATGACACCTTTGTCTTCGTTGCCTCTTATGTTGTATGGTGGGTAAGTAGAAACTGTTTTGAAATTATCAAAAAAGTTGTTGTGGTAACCTAGAAAATGGTTACGTAGTATATCAAGCTCATTCATATAAACCTCCTATTAAAGCAAGATTGAAGGACCCATTATGGCATCCTATATGTATTATATAATACTTTCGTTGTATAAATCAAGCTTTTTCATAAAAGCGTCTGCGGCACGTGTAAATTTTTCACCTGTCAATTCAAAACGTTGAAATGTGAGGTCACGAGAACACATAAGAACTACACCTTGGTCTATTTCTGTGTTAAATAAAGCGTTGTGTGCCTGGGCGTATGCTGCAAGCTGCATGAGGTAGTCTTGTATCCATTCACGCTTCTTTGGTCTATTTGTTTGTTTAAAATCTATAATAGATGGACGTCCTTTATACATAGCAATCATATCTGCTGTTCCTGCGTATTTGCCAGGATTATATAAATGTACTTCGGATCCCCATACTTCTGTAATATCTTTAAATGCTTCTTCAACAATTTTTTTAGCCATTTTTTCTGCTTGTATGCCTATTTTTGTTAAATCTTTGTACTTTTCTCCGTTCACTAAACGTTCTATATATAGGTGGAGCGCGGTGCCAATCTGAGCAGAATCACGAATAATTTTTTCAGCATTTGCTTCCCCTACCTTAGCACGCCATTGTTTTAAAAACGTTTTATCTTTCGTTTTAGATAATATGGTTGTAACTGACGGTAGAGCGTCCCCATCAGGTGTAAGATATAATCTAGAGTCACCATCTTGACGTTTTAGTTCTGCGTAATTATATTTCTTAATTATTTGCACTGCTGCTTATACCACACAATCCCTCATGTGTCCAGCCATCTCTTGTGCCCGGTTAGGAGTCTGTTTTGCCCAACGTGAGTCAAGCATTTGAACAGACGCTTCAGCGTAATCGGGTGGATCTTGCTGAAGGGCCTGCCACATTTTCCTGAACTTGGAAACTCCTGTCCCCCCAAGCTGGAAAATCATTTCAATTATTAAAATTTTTGCATCATCTGATATTTTTAAACCTTCACATAATTTTTCAGCACTTTTTATAGCTGTTTGTAAATCGTGTTCTAATATGGTCATTAAAAATTTTTCTTCGTATTCTTTATCGTCTTCCCAAAAATCTTCTACACATAAATGACCTACACCTACGGTTCTTTTTCCTAAAGTATCAAGGTATACTTTGTTTCTGTATCCTTCGTGTTTCTTTACTGATTCTAAAAGTTTATTCATATCAATCATAAATGTGGGCTCCTTACTGGTCTTTCATTTTTATTAAACATAGCAGAGGTTTCATTAAGTCTCATACCTGCTGGACCTCCAGGTGTTTGTCTATAATTTTCTATTGTAATTGGTTCTGTTCGCATATTATAAGAATCTTTTACATTTTTTACAAAACTATAAGCAGCAGGAACTCCAAAAGCTATAGCTGGATTAGCATATCTGCCTCCTGTAACCATTGTGTTTAAAAAATCATTATTCATAGCTCCTAATATACCTGAATATCTTCCTATAGGAGAAGAAAGAATTTTATATGCTCCTTTTCTTTTTAACTGATCTGCAGCTCTTTTTTGTGCGTTAACAGTATCCCTATGAATTGTGTTTGAAAAAGCTTCACGTAAAATATTAAAATAATCATTAAATCTTAATGGCTCTTGTTCTATAGCAAGATCTTCGTATCCGTAATCAGCCATTACATTCTATCCAATTTTTTATTTATATTTTTAACCTCTGTCTCTATGACAGCGATTCTTGATTCTATTTTTGTAAATAGTTGTATGGCTTGTTCCATACGATCCATGTCAGTTTCCATCGCATTAATACGTTGTGATGTCATACCCCATGTTACACCTAAGGCAAGAATTATTCCAACTATCCAAATTGTATCTCTTAAACTCATAAATTCATTATACCTCCGCGTGCCGCCACTTTAACACCGGCTTTATTAGCTCTTTTTATAAATCTATTTGTATCAAGATCTAATCCTAACGCGTCATGTGCATCCATTACATCTTGTAAATTTAAATCTGCTTCCAGCCTTGGTGTATTCGCCAGTCTTTCTATATCTTCATAAGTAAGAGAAGGTGACATATCAGCGTCATAAGGAAGAGACATTAAATCCATGCCAGGTTTATACATACCCTCTTCTTTAAATGCATCTATTAAACCAGGTGTTGTTACTGAAGTTTTAAAAAACATAGGATCTTTTCCTATCATTCTTAACTTGTCATATGAGTTTTGTATAATTTCTCTCTCTAATGCTTCATTAGCATTTACTTGAAATTTAGAATATTCTCTATTAGATCGTTCTGGATTTAAAAGTGTTTCACCCCCAAATCCCCCGTCATATATTGGTAACTCTTCAACATATTCTGTTGGAGGGTCATATCTAAATTCATCTTGTTCTATATCATAACCAGGTAAAAATCTTTTCATGTACTGTCCAAACTCTCTTAAAAAATAATCATCTGCTGTTGGATCTAAATAAGATGTTGCTGGTATTGCCTCTACATTATTTTCATTGGGATAGGGTTCAAGGTCCATGTATCTTCTAGCATCAGGTTTGTACATTTCATTCATTAAAAAATCATACGTGTCTTTCATGTCATCGTAATATTCACCTCTTGGTAAACTTTTTAAACCCCGATTGCCTCCACTACCAACCTTAAATTTTGTAGTATATTTATCGCCAGGATAATTAGGAGAGTACTGAGTATTTCTATACACTCTAGGACTTCTTGCGTTAACAAAAGTAGGATTCATACGGCTTGGGTCTGCGTAAGCTGCTTGTTCAGCCAGTTGTGCAGCTGGTTCACTTCTTGCATGAAAGCGATTATATTCTGTATTAGCTCTATCATAATCAGATCTATATTTCGCTACAGCATCTACTGCATTATCTAATGTAGGAAATGTTGCTCGTTGTTTTTGTAAGTCTTCTATCATTATAATACACTCATTATGCCACCTTCTTTAGCTTGTTTTAAAAAAGGGTTGTCGTTCATTGATGTTTGGGGAGTTGTATACTTCCCTTGGTTATCCATTATAGGATTCATTTGCATTAGTCCGCCACCAGCTGCGTAACGCGGTTGTCCTGCATTGTAAGCAAGTGCTGCGTCTGTATCACCCGCATATAAAGCTTGTGCTGCTTGTGGATTCATAACATTACTAGCCATTAAAGAAGAACCAGTTTGATTTGCTGAAAGATTTGCTTGTGGTTCCATGCTTGCATCTGGCACAACATCTGCTGGAAGCGCACTATTCGGTTTAGCTTCAAACATTTTTTCCATCAATGATGGTTCTAATGCGTCTAATGTTTCAAGGCCACTTCCAATCGCATCTGCAGCAACGCCTGCCATATTAGAAGCTTGTGATACTAAATCTTTAGGACGATTCATTAATTTACCAGTGTTGTCATAATAACGTTGTTCATTTTCTAGTTCCGCTAATTCTTTATCAAAGTCTTGCCATTCTTCTGGGAACATACGTACTAGTTTTGTAAAATTTAATACTCGTAAAGCTTCTGGTAATGTATCATCAATAGTATTCATGTATACACGCATGGACACTGGGTTTGTTAATACCCCGGCCATGTACCTCGCTCCCCACGCCAATGCTGCAGTCTTTATATAACCAGGAAACAATGCTCCTGCCGCAGCTGCACCAGCCGTTTTCGTTTGTATTCCTAAAGCAGATGTAGGTAGTGCTGATTTAATAGATGAACGAACACCTCCCATTACTGCACGACGTTGCATGAATGTACTAATCTCCGGTATACCATTCTTAGCTGCTGATTCCATAACTGTAGCAAAGTCTGATAGCATTTGATGCGTTGGTAAACGATCAGCCACTGTCTTTGTTAAACCTTCACCAGCTTCTATGCCAGCTTCTCTTAATGATCTTCCGTAAAGATCTTCCATAAATTCTTTTTCTACACCAAACTCGTCAATGTATTTTGCTTTTGTTGTTATTGGTCCTGGTAATGCTTCTTTAAAGAAACCACCTAATTCTTTCCCTGCCTTGCCTAATCCTAAAGCTTTTCTAAATGCATTAGCTTCAAAAAATTCTGCGCCTTCTTTTGAAATAATTGATTCATTAAACACATTAGCAATATGTACACCCAATCCTTTATTATAAGCTTTATCACCAACAATATTTCTAAGTGCTTTAATATTTAACTCTGCTAATGATGGATCTTTTTGTGCTGTATCTATTAATGTTTTCCATAAACTATGTGATGCACGCACAGGATCATTTGATATGTTTAATGCAAAACCATGACGTTTAACTTTACCAACTGCTTGTCCTACATCTGTTCCCCAAATTAACATGCCATTACTTACAAAATCTTCGTAGTCTTTCCATAAACGGTGTACTTCTGGTGCGCCACTTTTACTTAATGATCCAAGATCTGCTTCCCATGCACGCATAATATTAGATACGTCATCAGAAAGATTTCCGTATGCACCTTTCTCTAAACTACCACGCATAGCATCCAGTTGTGCACGAAGGCCATACATTTGATCAATAGTTCTTGCGCCTGTTGTTGTATTTAAAACTTGTTCCTTTAAAAATTTAATTAATGGTG